AAAAATTTTACGATGAACTTACACCAGGTCAAAAGTTTCTTGGTGCCACTGTAGGTATACCAGCGGTAGCAGGTTTGTTTGAAGATGAAACACCTGTTAAGCCACCTTTCACAGAAGAGGATTATGAAAAAGCATATCAAAAACAAAGACAAGTTTTAGAAGGTGGTTTTCGACCAGCAGTAAACACTCGTCCAACTATGAGTCAAGTATTCGCTGACCCAACTGAATTAGGTTATGCAACAGGTGGTATTATAGAAATTAAAAAATTTAATAAAGGTGGTATTAATTATTTACCATCTAAATCTGATCATAATGAAAATGATTCTAATAATTATGTAAGAGCTACAGGTTATGTTGAGGATGGTTCAGGTAATGGAGATAAAGATGAAGATACAATGTTAGCACAATTAGCTGACGGTGAGTTTGTATCAAGAGCTGATGCAGTATTAGGTGCTGGTATCATGGCAGGAGCGTCTCCCAAAGATACAAAAGATGCAAGAAAAAAAGGAGCAGCATTCTTTTATGATCAGCAAAAAAAATTAAAAAGAATTTATGATATAACTAATGCAAGCAAAACAAATTAAAATAAAAAAGGAAGTCAATGTTTTACATATTGATAATAATTCTTTAAAAAAATATTGGACGCTTGTAGAGTTTATGTTGAAAGAAGGTTTGAAATATGATGGTAATCCCATGAATATTGAAACCTTAAAAGAAAAGATTCAAAAGAGCGAACTTCAATTATTTATGATGTTCGGATCTGATGATGGACAAAAGTATAAAGTATTTGGAGTTTTTGTAACACGAGTCACGAAACTACCAAACTATAAACAAATAGAAGTTATACTTTTAAAAGGAGAAAAAAGAGAGTTATGGCAAGATGAGGTAGCAGACATGTTAGAGCATTTAGCTGTACAAAATGATTGTAAAAAGATTGCAGTACATGCAAGACCTGGATGGCTTAAATTTTTAAACCATAAAGGTTTTAAGACAAAAAGATATTTATATACGAAGGAGATTAAATGAGTTTTATATTTGGAGGCGGTGGAAGCGCACCAGCTTCGACATCAGGAACACAAGTTAGTATTGCTCGAGAGGCACCTGAAGTAGAAGCACGAAAACTTTCATTATATGATGAAGCAGCAAGATTAGCTGCTCAACCTGTTGATTTACCAGGGATGCAAGTTGCGCCTGCAACTACTTTAGAACAATCAGCTTTTCAAAGAGCAGGCCAGGCTGGCACGGGAGCTGCAACTACTTTAGCAGGTATCTCAGGAGTTTTGGCTGGACAACAGCAAGCACAAACAGCACCTGTAATTGCAGGACAAGGTCCAAACATATCTCAATTTTTTAATCCATATCAATCCTATGTTGTTGATGAAGTTAACAGACAAGCACAAATGGCACAAAACCAATTATCTGCACAAGCTGTCGGAGCGGGTGCATTTGGTGGTGGTAGAGAAGGAGTTGCAAGAGCAGAATTAGAAAGAGCTAGACTTGGTCAAGTAGGACAATTACAAGCTCAAGGTTTTGGTCAAGCATTAGCTGCAGCACAAGCTCAACAAGCTTTGCAAGCTCAAACAGGTTTACAAACTGGACAATTGTTAGGTCAATTAGGTGGATCTTTAGGAGCATTAGGAATGCAACAACAAGGAATGCAACAAGCTGATATAGCAAGTCAATTACAAGCTGGTGCTATACAAAGAGGCATTGGTCAAACAGCATTAGAAGCTCAAAGACAAACACAATTGCAAAGACTTTATGAGCCTTTCCAAAGAATAGAATTTTTAAAAGGTATTATGACAAACTTACCTACAACACAAAGTGCGATTACAGCAACTTCAGCTCCAGGATCTAATCCGTTAGGACAAACACTTGGTGCTGGATTAGGTGCTTATTCGGCTTACCAACTAACGAGGTAACCAATGGAAAAAGTTTTAACTAGACCTTTATTTAAAAAAAAATACTTAGAAGCACAAACTAAAAAAATTCCTATTAAACATTTTCAAAATGGTGGGATAGCATCATTATCTCCAAAAGAAAAAGCAATTTATGCTGCTACGTTTGCTGCACCCTTATTAGGCTCCACACAAAGACAAGGAGAGTCTCAGCTTGCATCATTAGGTAGAGCATTAGGAGAAGGATTAGAAAAATTACCTTCTACAATTTTAGCAGTAGAAAAACAAAAAGGCACAGGAACAGGAATAAGAACTCTTGGTCCTAATGAATTAAAACAATATAACTTACCTCAAGGAACAGTTGCTCAAATTGATAGTAAGGGAAAGATAACAGTTGTATCAAAACCAACTGCAGAACAATTGAAAGAAAGAAGAGGCTATCAAAGAACAAGAGGGTTATTAGGTGAGATTGCAAAAGACTATGTTAATTTAGGAAAACCGGTTGGTCCTTTCGATTTGAAGAGAACAGCAGCATTTTTTGGTAAATATGGTAAATCAGATTTTGCAAAACAATACTATGGTTTTAAAACAAAGATAGATCAAGCGACAATATTTTTAACACAAGCTATTTCAGGTGCGCAGGTATCAGACCAAGAAAGAGAAAGAATCAAAGAATTAATACCACAAGTAGGAGACACTGAAAGAGTATTTGAAGCAAAGATAGAAGCACTTGAAAATTATTTAGGAGCTGCACAAAATATATCTGAAAATACAGGTGGTGATATAACAACTGCTATAGAAATTTTAGAAAAATCAGGTGGAGTACAACAGTTTGTAGATTTTACAATACCAGCTGGTTATGAAAGAACTAAGAGTGGTGCAATAAAAATATTAACGGAGTAATCATGGGTGAAATAGTTGTAGCAGGTCAAACGTTTGAAATAAAAGGTGATAATCCAACACCTCAAGAACAAGTTGCTATTGATACATTTTTACAAGCAAGAAACCTAGACGATGAACAAACAGGTATTGCTGATATAGATGATGGTAGAGTTTTTTTAACACCTGATCAAATTTTAACAGAAGCACAAAAAGGTAAATACAATAAAGATACAGAGAGTTTTTTAGCATCTCCGACTTTTAAAAGAATAGTAACTGAGGTCGGATTATCTATAGCTGGTGGTATTGCTGGTGCTGCTTTAGCTCCTTTTTCAGGAGGATCTTCTTTAGCTTTAACTGCTACTATGGCGGCAAGAGTAGCAAGACTTGCTAGACCATTAATTAATATTTCGAATGCACAAGTTGGAAAAATCGGACGAGCGACAGTTGGTGCTGCACTAGGGGGAGGTTCGGGTGCCGCTATTGCACAATCATTCGATCCAAAAGAAGATATTGTAAAAGAAGTAGCTAGAGGTGCTCTTCAAGGTGGTTTTGGTGAGGTGCTTGGTTTTGGTATGGCAGGTGCTTTAGGTAAAGTTTATAACAAAGTTGCTGGACAAAAAATACAAATGATTAAAGGAGGTAGAGCTGCAGCTCAAACTATTTTGAGACAAAAGGCTTACTATTCTCTTTTAGAAAAAGCAGCAGCGGGTGAAAAAATTACTGATGATTTAATTGCTAAAACACAATCTAAATTAGGTAAAGAAATGTCAAAAGAACAAATTAAAATTTTAAAAGATCCTAAACTTGCATCAAGAAATGCAGATGCGTTAATGACAGAAAGAGGAGCTGACTTTTTTAAAAGAGTAGAAAAAGGAACACTTACACCTGCTTTAGTTACAGAAAATAATATGATTGATACTTTAGAAGGAATAATAGGTGCTTCATTTTTTGGTGGTGGTAAAATGCTAACTTCAAAAGAAGGAGCTAGATTAGGTTTGTTAGGTTCTATGGATGAATTTACTGAATCCGTTATGACCGGTGTTGATAGAGGACTATTAGATCCAGGTACACTAGGAATGAAAATACAGCAAGGTGTTGCAAATAGTCATTTGATGTACAATAGAATTTTAACTAATGGTTATAAAAAATTATCACCTGCAATAAGAGAAGCAACTGAACAAGTTGTAAATGGTAAAATAATTCCAAAACCTGGATATGGTATTGATCTTTCTTGGAAAGGTGTGAGAAAGAATTACGTTTATAATTCTACAACAAAACAAAACGAAGATGCTATTTCTTTATTTAGTTTGTTACAAAATGAAGGAAGAAGGCTTAGTAGATACAGACAACAAGCTGCTGTATCAGATGCAGTAAACTTAGTTGACGAATTAAAAACAATGAAAAGAATATCAACTGTTGATGAAGTGCTAACTGAATACAGAACTTTAAGTAGAACATTAGCGTCAGGAGGAGGCTCTCCTGAATTTCAACAAGTAGGTAGAGCTATACAAAAAATTTTAAAAGCAGAAATAGACAAAGCAAAAGTACCTGCAAATATTAGAGCTGAAATGAATAAACTTTCTAATTTAAATCAAATGGGTCCAAAATTATTTAATGTTGGAATTTTTCACAGGATAGCAAAATATGATACTGGGCAAAAAGCTATATTAGATCAAATTTTAGTTAAAGGCACTAAGAACGATGTTGCCACTGATTTTTTCAATAAATTAGATATGACAGATACTGGTATTATAGCAGGACAAAAGGGTGCAGGTAAAAGATTACTTGATGAAAAAGAAGCAAACCTTTTGAAAGATGCAGTAAGGGGTCAGTTTATAAAAAGATTTATAAACGACTCAACTGAAATTAAAGATCAATATTTATTTTTAAGAGCAGATAAAGCTAGAAATTTTGTAGAGAGAGATTTTGCTAATCTTATAAATGATTCATCTTTTTTAAAACCTCAACAAGCTGCACACATGAAAGAATTTGCTAGTGCTCTTAAATTTGCTGATGGAGCAATCACGTCTCCCGGAGCAAAATCAGGTAGAGGTAGAATTTTTATTCAATTAAAAGAGGCAGGTGCTTTGACACAATTAGGAGCAGTGGCTGCAGGTTATGGAGGAGTTATAGATCCCGGAGCAGCTACAGCTTTCGTAATAGCTCCTTGGGCTTTATCAAGAGTATTTACAAATCCAAAATTATTTGAATTATTAATAAATGGTGTTAAAGGGCAACCTAGAAACTTTGAACAGTTTTCAAGATTTATGAATCAGTTAGGCACAGGTTTAGTATCAAATGGTATTGTTTCTGAAGAACAAAATTCAATGGTTCAAAGAAACATAAAAGTTAATGAAGAAAATTACAGAAACATTTATGCAGGTAAATTACCTAATGATACTTTTTTTGAAAAAGAAGATACTTTCTCTCCTGAAGCAGCATCCGCAATACCAGTTGAAATAAATCAACCTAGAGCAAGAACGAATTACATACCACCTAATTTACCTAATGTTCAACCGTCTAACTTACCATTAGGGGGTCAAAATCAAAGTAATCTTCAATTAGCCCAAGCGCTTAATTTATTTAACAAGGGAGGGATAGTTGATGCCAAGAAAGTTAACCAGTAAAGATCAGTTAGCGCATCAAAGAATCTCGGATCACGAGAAACTCTGCCGTATCATGCAAGAAGAAACTAATAAAAAAATTAGAGACTTACATAATGATATTCATAGAATAGAAAAAATTTTACTCACAAGCACAGGCTTTTTAATTACCTCAATGGTAGGTTTAATAGTTGCAATGATTATTAAAATATTTTAAAAGTCTATGTGCTAATCATAAAAGACAAAACTAAATTTCATATTACAGATTTTACATTAGAAAAAAAATACGACTACCAACATTATACTCGTAATGATAATGATGGACCAAGAACATATAATGTAGGTGATAAAAAAATACCATCTGTTACAACTATAATCTCAGCTACTCAATCAGAAGAAAAAAGACAATCATTAGATAGATGGAGAGCTAGGGAGGGTTATCAAAACGCTGCAAAGATTACACAACAAGCTGCTAAAAGAGGAACTGAAATGCATTATGTATTAGAGCAATATATAAATGGTATTGGTTATTTAAATTTATCTGATGATGGTGCACAAGCTAGATTGATGGCACATCAAATAGTTGATAACCTTGGCCCACTAAAAATTGTTTATGGTAATGAAGTAAGTTTAGCTTATGATGACAGATGGGCAGGATCTACAGATTGTGTTGGAGTGTTTGATAGCTCACCAACGATTATAGATTTTAAACAATCTAATAAATTAAAAAGAGAAGAGTGGATAGAAGATTATTATTATCAGATTGCTGCTTACTCACTTGCACATAAAAAACAATACGGACCTATTGAACAAGGACTAATTTGTATTTGCACAAAAGATTATCAGTACCAACAATTTAAAATGAAAAAAGAATTTTTATTAGAGTACGAAAATAAATGGCTCGAAAGAGTGCGCAGGTACGAAGAAAAAAACGCTTGACTCCATATCCCATTATGATATTATACTATAAGACAAACAAACAAAAGGAAAAACATGGAAAAGAAAAAAGACTCACAAAGACGAAAAGTCTATCAGTGGGAAAGAGGAGTAGCGATAGCGCACAGCAGAGAAATGTTCGTGCCAGAATTTAGCACTGAAGAAGCTGCTAAGTTTGCTACTAAAATTTGGAACAAATACAAAAATAAATTTTGTTACAATTTTGGTAAGTACGATTACTGCTCTAAAGTAAAAGTAAAACTAGTTGGAGGCAGAAAATGTTGCATGAAATCAGGTTTCTATTTCATGGACAGAGAAAGGTCTAGAACTAAAGATGGTAAGTCTAGACTTTATAAAAAAATGCATCTAACTCTGAGAGGGCAAAATAAACATGTTGTCCTTCATGAGATAGCTCACGCATTAGCTCCAACGACATCTCTACATGATAAATACTTTGTTGGTATATATATGTACTTAATGAGTAAGTATTTAAAATTCAATATGCAATGGATGATAAACAATGCAAATGATTGGGGTGTTGAATTTACTTTTAAAAATGGAGATCCATACTATAGTGTTAGAGAAAACGCTAGCGCAAAAAGTGGATATCTTCAAGAAAAGGTAAAGGAACAATTAAAGTAAAGTTTGAGGCGCTCAGAAATGGGCGCCTTAATCAAAATATTTCTTTACGTGATCTCCCATTATCTCTTTACTTAAATCTCTTTTTTTATTTAGTGAGTTTAGAACAAGCTCATCAATTGTTTTTGGAACCACCAAATCTATATACGTAACTTTAGCAGTTTGACCAATTCTGTGAGCACGATCTTCGCTTTGATCACGATGTTCAAGGTTGTAAGAATTACTGAAAAAAATAACGTTCCTAGAAGAAGTAAGGGTAAGACCATAACCGCCAACACTAGGATTACCAACAAGGAACCTACATCCATCATCGTCTTGAAAACGATCAACAGCAACCTTACGATTTTCGACACTAATCGCTCCGTATATAGAAACCACACTTTCCTTGCCATAAGTCTTCTCCAACATAGTTTTAATTTGTTCTATATTATGAACGTAATTGGCCCATATTATACTCTTACCTGACGTCTCCTCCAATATGTTAGCTAACTCGATAAGCTTAGGGTTCTTTTTAAAACTAACAATTTCTCCAGTATCTGTCTTACTAAAACCACAAGCTACTTGATGTAGTTTTAATATCTCAGTTAGTTTATTTGTGTAGGAAACTTCCTCATCATAAATAATGGCTCTCGCCTCCTTCTTTAATTTTTGATAAACCTTAGTCTGTTCATCCGTCATTTCAATTAATCTTTTTGTGTGTAACTTTGGGGGTAAGTCTAAACAATCTGCTTTAGTGCATCTGTAAGAAAATCCTTTTAGCTTTTGTTCTAGCTCTTCAGTATTGATATATTTTACAGGTATTTTAGTAGAGTGTGTGCCTAAATTTATTTCTTGTAATATAGCATATCTATTTCTAAATGTATAAAAGGAACTGAAGCCTAATAAATCTTTATCTAAAAACTGACATTGTGTATAAAGATCTAATGGTGATTTGGTTACTGGTGAGCCTGTTAGGATACGTTTGTATTTTGCAGAAAGACCTACTTTACAAAGTGATTTGGTTCTCTGTGCTGTTTTATTTTTTATTGTGGTACTTTCATCAACTATAAGCATGGTATGATTACCACGTTTTATAAGTTGTTTTTTTAAAAACTTAATACCTTTATCTCTTGAAAGAGCCTCTACATTCATAAGTAGAAAGAAGAAACTATCATAATTCCAAACAGCTAATTTTTCAGGATCATGTGTTTTCCATATAAATATTTGTGGTTGTACTTTAGAATGATTCTTAATTTCTTTTACCCAATTTGTATATACTGAATTAGGAGCTATAACTATTACATCATTAATCTCACCTTGTTCATAAAGATAATTAGCATTATCAATTGCAACCTTGGTCTTACCGGTTCCCATCTCCATAAAATATGCAAAGTTTTTTTGCTTATGTCCTTCAGATAAAGCTATAAGTTGATGTTTATAAGGTTGTGTTTTACACACTCGATTGAGCATACGATCTTATAAACTTATTGCTTTACAAATGCAAATAAATTACTATAAGTGCAACGAGGAGGTTCTATGGATTTAGAACAACAATCAGCCGTAACGGTTGATACAGCTGCGTCCTCGGACATAGCTGATAGTTGCAATAAGTTATTAGAAACTCAGAAGAAGCTAAAAGCGATAGACGAAGAACGAAAAAAATACGAAGATGTTGAACGCACTTTATCTGAGGAAACAATACCTAACTTAATGCACAACGCTGGTATCTCAATGCTTAAATTAGCAGATGGTTCATCTGTTGAGATAAACAAGAAATATTATGCGCGGATCCCTGCAAGCAGACAAGATGAGGCATTTAGTTGGCTTCGAGAACATGGACATGAAGATCTCATAAAGAATGATGTCTCTATGTCTTTTGGTATGAAGCAAGACAATGAAGCTCGGTCAATTGCAGAAGATCTAAGACAAAAAGGTTTCGATGTAAAACAAAAAACATCTGTGCATCACAGCACTCTATTTGGTTTTGTAAGAGAGCAAATAGAAGATGGAAAAAATGTGCCACATGATTTGTTTGGTGTTTACGTTCGAGACAAAACTAAAATAATAACGAAGGACGACTAATGACAGAAGCAAAAAAATCTCAGGCGAAAGAGATTACAAAAAAAGGCGCAAACTTACCTGTGAATTTTGATTTAGAATCATATGCAGGACAAGGATTTGAGAACGCATCGGGCTCAGATCAAAAACTACCAATATTAAAAATGTTACACACAAGTTCACCATACTTAGATGAGTCAGATCCAAAGTATGTGGAGGGTGCTAAATTCGGAGATATCTTTAGCGAGGCTTCAGGTAATCTTTGGAAAGGTAGCGAAGGTATATTGGTTGTACCATGTTTTTTTATAAACACTTACAATGAGTGGAAAGACATGGGAGAAAAAATAGGCAGACCAGCAAAGATCCATCTTGATCCAGCTATTATGACTCAAACTAAAAGAGACAAAGGCGGTAAGGATAGACTACCTAACGGTAACTATGTGGAAGATACTGGTAATCACTTTGTTCTAATATTGGATAAAGACCTTAATCCAGTAGAGCAAGCATTGATTGCCATGAAATCTACACAAAGAAAAAAATCAAGAACATGGATTACAATGATGAACACAAGAAGAGTTCAAGGTAAAACTAAATTGTATAATCCTGCGTCTTGGCAAACTGTCTACAGACTAACGACATCAAGAGAAAGCAACTCACAATATAAGTGGGCTGGTTGGAATGTTGAGTTTAATCGGTACTTAGATGCTCAGAAAAACACAAAGTTATTAAAGACTTCCTTTGATTTCTTTAATAGCTGTGCAAAGAATGACATCTTCGGTGATGTAGATTTTGCAGACGAACAAAAACTTAAAAAGGTAGAATCCAACGGATCAACTCCATTTTAATGATAAAGGATCTTTTAGAAATTTTTCAGGGAGATCCTAACAAACACCTCATGACCTCTCTCACGGGAGAGGTCAATGAGAAAGGCAAGCGCGAAGCAAATTGTTGGGAAGAAAAAAAACCTGTCACAGAATCTTTATGGCAAAACCATTTAGATGGTAAACAACGTATGGGTATCTTCCCAATTTACGAAGACAAAATTAAATGGGGATGTATTGATATAGACCCAAGAAATTATAAAGATTACTCATCAAAAAAATACATAGACATTATCTCAAATTATAAATTACCTTTAGTGCCTGTAAAATCTAAATCAGGTGGACTACATTTATTTATTTTTTTCAAAGATTGGACAGATTTAAAAGAGGCATCAGCCATACTAGATGATTGGAACAATAAATATTTTGGTAGTAATGAAGTTATACCTCCACAAAATAAAGCAGTGAACATGCCATACTTCAAAGTTAATGCAACATCAGAACACGCTTTTGATTCTTACGGGAACGGTTTGTTAGTTGGTGCATTCATAGAATTAGTAAAAGCTAATCTATGTGATATTGAAAAATTAAAAGGCATTAAAACAGAGGCGCCTGAAGATATTTCTTTATACAGTGAATATCCACCATGTGTTCAAAATTTAATGAGAGAAAAATGGGCGGGTAATCATAGAAATGACATGTTGTTTAATGTTGGTGTTCTTATACAAAAAGAACATGAGGGTAATATCTCACCTACGGATCTTGGTGAAAAACTACTAGAAAAAAATAAAGAAGTATTTACATCACCACTTAATGATAGAGAGGTCACGGCTACCGTCCTTAAATCTTTAACAAAGAATAAAGAATATTTTTATAAATGTCCGCCAAGATATAATGGACTTGTGCCTATCTGTAATAAAGAAGAATGTAAAAAAAGAAAGTTAGGTTTAAATAAAGAAGAGCAAGTTCCTGATTTAATAAATGATTTTAAAGAAATTAAATTTACAAAAGAATTAAAATCAATAACTTATAGTTTTAAATTTAAAGACCAAGAGATATTTCTTAACCCTGAAGACATGAAGGATGAAAAATCTTTTAGAGTAAAATTATTGAATTACAAAATATTTTGGAAAACATTACCTAGAGTAAAGAGCGGTCCACAACTATTTGAACTACTTATGAGTAACTTAGTTGAAAGAGCAGAGGAGAATGAAAATTTAAAATTTGAAGAGACTCTTACAGAAGAGCAATATAATATATTAAAAGGTTTCTTTGAGAGTCATGTTGAAGAAGATGCAGCAGAAAAACTTAAAGATAAATATGTAACGATTGATAAAGATGATGGTATGTGTTACTTCAAAAAATCAACATTAACAACTTATTTAGACAAAGGTAAAAGAATTTTTAATAATACACAAGAGGCTCTTAATCTTTTGGGTTGTGAAAGAGTTGAATATTATAAGAAACAAAAAAATGTTTGGAAAGTTAAAATGCCTGACTTTGTAAATTATAGAGATATTAAAAAGAAAGTGAAAAAAGGAAAAGAACCAGTATCTGAATTAGAAGATGAATACCATACAGGAAAGTTCTAAAGCTGACACGCTTGCAAACTTAAAAAGTTTAAAGAAAAAAACTATTAAAATTTTTGGGCCACCTGGTACAGGTAAAACATATACTTTAATTGAAAGAGTATTGAAGGGCCATTTAAAAAGAGGTGTTCGACCTCAACAGATTGTATTTTTATCTTTTACAAATAAAGCAGTAGAGACAGCAGTGGTTAGAACATTAGCTGCTTTTAATGAATATAAAGAAGATGACTTTCATAATTTCAAAACTTTACATAGTTGGTGTAAAAGATTTTATCATGATGCAGAAGTATTTGATCCAAAAGAATGTATGATTGACTTCGCTTTACAAAATAAAATTGTAAAGAGATCAGATAAAAGATTAGCGGATGATAATTTTACTTATAAAGATTGGTCTATTGGTGTGTACAGTAAATCAAGAAACATCAGGATTAAACCCATAGATGCTTATAAAAGAGAGAGTTATAAAAGAGATAATCTAGAAGTCTATTTAAATAAAATAAGAATTTACGAACAATATAAAACTAGTGGAGGTCAAAGATCTTTCATAGATTTTGATGATATGATTGAGGGATGTTTACAAAGCACGATTCAATTTCCACCTATAGATGTTTTAATTTTAGATGAGGCACAAGATTGTACACCTTTACAATGGCAAGTTATTTTTAAGATAGCAAAAAAGGCCGGTAGAGTTTATTTAGCTGGTGATGATGATCAAGGTATTTATGGTTGGAATGGAGCTGACTCAAATTACTTTACGGAGTATTGGCCAGGTAGATCAGTAAAGCTAAGGAAGACAAGAAGATTTGGTAAAGCAATATATGATTTCTCACAAGTTATAAGAAGAGGTATTTTAGACAGTGTGGAAAAAGAATATGAACCTGGTGATACAGAAGGTTATGTAAAACGTTATTTAAATTTTAAAGAAATACCTTTTGAGAAAGAGCAGGGTACATGGTTTATTTTAGGAAGAGTAAACACCTGGGTAAATGAACTGCGTATGTTGGCAAAAGACTCAGGCTTATATTTTAAAGATAATAAAGATAACAAATGTTTTGATATACACCAATGGGAGGCAATTAAAAGTTGGACGAGATTATCTAATAATAAAAAAATAAATAAACCACAAGCACAAAATCTATATAAGTTTATAAATAATTTAGCGACTACAAATTTTAGAGGAGATAAATTTTGGATGTCGGAACCCGATTTTAGAGATTATAATTTTGAGGAACTTAAAGATTGGTGTGGACTTGAAATACCTGATGAACAGAAAAAAACACCATGGTATTTTATTTTAAGAAGAAATTTTAAACCGAATCAAAAACGTCACTTTATTAGATTATTAAGAAGATATGGCCAAGCTGAACTAGATGCAAATCCTAAAATTGTAATTGATACGATACATTCTGTGAAAGGTGATGAAGCTGATCATGTGGTTATGTATAACAAAGCAAACTATCCATCTAACTTTGATACAAAAAATATTGATGAAAAAGTGGATGAAAGAAAAGTTTGGTATACAGGAGCAACTCGAGCTAAAAAATCTTTACATCTTTTAAAAAGCGATTATAAATATAATTATCCGATTGGTTCAGATTATTTAGTATATATACTAGAAAGGGACAAATGAGTACAGATGTGAATATGTTTGACGAGTTTGATAAACACACAAAAGATCGACAAGTAGGAGGCCAACACTACAAAGGATATGTCATTAGTCCATATGATTTTATTGCAAAAAATAAGTTAAGTTTTTTCCAAGGGGTATGTATAAAATATATTATTAGATACTTAAAAAAAAATGGCGTTGAAGATCTACAAAAAGTGAAACATTATTGTGACTTAGAGATAGCAAGATTAAAAAAACAAAAAAGGAAAAAATGATAAAGCCTTTTAAACCAGCTTATGATAAAAAATATCATATAGGAGCTTGGATAATTAATCACAAAGTTTGTGATGACTTAGTAAATTATTTGAAAGTAAATGAAAAACTGTTGAGTGAAGGTAATGTTGGTAAGGGTGAGTATAAAAAAGGTGTTAAAGAATCAAAGGAGTTGCATATACATTCTTTAAGATTTGATCATCCTTGGGGTGCATATCGTCATGAACTACAGTATTGCTTAGAAGATTATATCAAACAATATCCTGAAGTAGGAAGTTTAAAAAGATTTAATGTTATAGAAAATTACAATTTACAATTTTATAAACCTGGTGCTGGTTTTAAATTATTTCATTATGAGAGAAATGGATTTGATTTAAGAAACACAAAACGATGTTTAGTTTTTATGACATACTTATGGGATGTAAAAGATGCTGGAACAGAATTTAAGTATCAAAAAATTACTACACCTTGTAAGAAAGGTTTAACTCTAATTTGGCCTGCAGATTGGACTCATACCCATAAAGGACAAATTAATAAGAAAAAAGAAAAAGCAATAGTAACCGGATGGTATAGTTATCTTTTTGAAGGAGCTAAAGATTTTGTACACATAGAATTTC